AGTCATATTCGCCCTGACTTTCCAGAACCATACGAACTGCCCGTTGACGGACCTCGGGGGAAAAACGTGTATTTTTAGTCATCCTGTTTACCTCTTTCTCAGGGAGTTTAGTCTCCAGGATTCCCGGGGCGGTTCAGCTCATGTTGTTGGCGTATGTCTGCCCGGCGTTTGCCTGACCTTGCAGCGCACCAAGCCCAACGTTTGCCAGATTGTTGTAATTGCTCATCTGATTTGATAACCAAGACTGACCGAGTGTCGGCGCGATCGTAGCCAGTTGATTGCTTGTGGCTGTCGAACCAAGTCCACCCGTCGCCTCCGCAGCAGCAAGACTCTGGTAACGCGCCTGCCCTGCAAGGTCTTTATACTGCTGAGAGTTGTAATACTGATTAAGTGCCTGCCCCTGACCTTCTAAACTGGAAAGGTTCTGAAGCTGGTTAACATACTGCTCCGCAAGAGGCGTGAACGGAGCAAGGTTTTTCATGATCGTCTGCCACTGCTGATTTTGCAGGTCTGCGGCATACTTCTGAGCTTCTGCTGCATATTTTGCGCTTTTATCAGAGTTGCCACCTTTCCCGCCTTTTTCAGGGCAATAAGGTTCCTCACCGCGCAGTTTTCTGCCCAGTTTAAATGCATATAACATGGCTATCTCCCGTGATTCAGGAAGTCGATTAGTTCTTCGCGTGTGGCGCTGTAAAACGTCACGTCATCCACGCCTTTGAAGTATTTCTTGATGGTTCCTACACGCTTAAGGCCAATCATTGCGCAGTACATCTGACCGTGGCGGAATTTGCGTGCAGCGAACGATGTGACGCACTGAACGGTGGTGTTAGTCAGAATGTATTTCCAGAACTCCAGCCCGATTTCCTTGCTGAATCCACGAACCTCTGGCAGGTACATGGCGTGGCAATCGAATGTAAGCGGCTGAATCTCCTGATAGTAAACAATGCCGCCAAACTGACCGTGCACGTTAACCTCAAAGTAACGGCATTCAGGCTTGTAATCGTATCCATCACCGTTGTTGCTCCCGGCAATAATGTCAGGGTGATTTCCTACTGCTTCTATCAGGTCGATGTTTCGCGTTGGTTTGAACTGAATCATTACTGCTCCGCGATTATCTTGATGGTTGTGGCAGTAAACGCCGCACCATTTGACTGGATGGTTAACGTACTGCCATTTGTGGCAAGAAATCCGTCTTTATCCACGCTGAAGAACGTAGCTAACAGGATGTTGTCGGTTGTTGTCGCCGCATTACGACTGCTAACCAGTGTGTCAGGAACAGAGCCGGAAAAGGTTAGCTGCATTGACCTGTTGGCGGTTCCGCTGGGCCACGTCCCGACGATCGACAGCTTGAAGAACAAGGTTTTGTTCTCGTTGAACACAACCATCTTGTTGTTAACGGTATCGAAGAATGGCGCTAATGTTCCTGATGACGGCGTGAGCGTTTTCAGCAGACTGACAAGGTTGGTCGGCGCTGTCGGGATGGTTACAGATACGCCAGAGTAAACAACCTCTGACTTCTTGCGAGTAGTGGCATACTCCAGAGCATCGATGCGAGTTTCATGGTCTGAAAGCGTGTTTTGAATGGCGACAACTTCATCCGTCAGGTAATCAATATCGTTTTCTGCTGTCGTTAATCGTGAGTCAAGGCTGACTATCGCCGCTTCTGCGTTAGTGATCCTTGTTTCGTGGTCCTGTATCTTCGCTTCAGCTGATGCCAGTCGAATTTCGTGATCAACCAGAATCACATCCTGCTCATCGTTCCTGACTTGTGCGTCATAAGCGCCCTGTCCGGCCTCGTTGGCCTTGTTAGCCACGTTACCAACATCAGTGCCCTGTGCGATAACGTAAAGCAGATACGACTGCGAGAAGATATTGCGTGGAAGAACTGATGTATCGAGCCGCGTAGCTTGGATGATTACCGGCACATTGAGATTCGAATCCGCCATTACTCAATCCTTATCTGGCAGCCAGACAGAGTGACTGGTGACTTCGTGATAACGCGCAATTTGAAGCCGACATTTTTCCTGATGCGCCCTACTCGTTTCCACAAAACGCGTTTGTCGTAAACGAACGGTTCATTCTGCTCAATCATCTGCTCACGTCCGTAATTGATGCCGTCAGTGGTTGCAGAGAGGAACAGTCGGTCGGCGTACTGCGCAACGCCAGTTGACGATTCAACCTCAAGGTCGAAAACTCTGGCGTTATCTGCTTTGAAGAGTGGAGTAAACAGCAGGTGTTCCTGCTGCTTGTCGTACTGGCTGCTGATATCGAACTGCAATTTCCCGGTCACGGACTCCAGCTTATCGCCGCACGTTATCTGATTGCCTTCGTAAATGAAGTCGATAGCGCGGTACACATCGTCATACAGGCCTGTTTTCAGCACACACCATTGCGGACCATTGGCGCTTGAAGATGCGTCGTAAACAAGAACATGGCGCGGAAGGTGGATAATCAGCAGCTCATGCGCATCAAATCGCAGAGACTCCATCACGCCATCAGCCAGTTCATCAGCAGTGTAGGAGCGTAGTATTTTCTCAATGCTCGCGCTGGCGATTGGTGATACCTGACCGGAGCCGATGATATACACAGACGGCGCACCTGTTGCCGGATTGCTGATGAACGCATAAGAATCAGCGAATGGCGTTTTGCAGTAAGTCCCGGCAATACCTTTCTGCACCATCAGCGATGGTTGTGCAACATACAAAGCGGCACCAACGGTGGTTGCACCAGTCAGGGAGAAATATTCAATCGTCGATGAACCAAAGCAGACGATGAAATCTCGCCATGTGCCGATACCGATTATTCCGTCAGGCTGTGATTCTGCCCGATATTGTGCGCTGTAGCGGTCAGGATGCGATTCGTCTTCAAGGTCAGTGATAAACCATGAATCGGTGCCGTCTTTTGACCACGCATAACGCCCACGTAATCGCGTAATGTCGCGGACTGAGCCTAACTCATACTGCGTGAATCCGCTGTCTGCAGGCCAGTTTGAGACGGTTTTAACCGTGCCATCATAGCGATACTCGACCAGTTGACCATTAACGCCTACAGCCTGAGATGTCCGACCATGAGCCATTGATACGCGACCACTTCCGGAAACATCACCGACTTCGCTTTCGCCCTTATACAGCTTGCCACCACACACGCGATAAACAGCATTCTGCGCCATGTTGTACTCGACGCCTCGTGATACACCGTTCACATCAGAACGTTTGGCAATGCCCGGGAATGAGCGAAGATATCCGCTGCTGTTCAGGATTTCTTTGGGTGTAGCCAACATATTCACTGGCAGATAGTCGATATAGTCGGCGTTTCGAAAGTCTTTGCCGACACCTTTCATAAGCGGAAGTTGCTGAATCGGCATTTATTCGCTCCCGTTATCGCAAGGTTCCTTCCGGTGGAAGTAATTCCAACCGTTCCACTTCGCCAACTGATTACCGCTACCAACAGGCATACGGTTTGGATAACCGGACTTACATTTTGCGGCTTTTGCTCTGTCCATTGCAGACAGTTTGACGAGTCGCTCTTTCCCGTATCTGGCAGTGGTTATAAGTTTTGCAGACGCTTCCAGCGCATAATCCGGAGCAATGCGGCAGGCAAGGTTGAAAATGACGGCATTGATAGCGTTATTTGATAAACCGTGTTTATCGCCAGGATCTGGAGCGACATCTGCATCAGCGAAAATGTAGCCAACGTTGATACCTGGTGACGCATCACCGCCAAGCCATTCAGCCATCATCATTTCAAGGTCGTTAACGCCGTCTTCCATAGACTGCGGTTCGACATCGGTTAACGTGGCATTTGATGCCACACCGAGCTTACGTAATGCCGCAAGAACTAAATCACCCTTCGTTGTCAGGTTCATCTGCTGCCGCCTTAGGTTTTCGACCAGGCTTTTTACGCTGTTTTTCTTCTGGCTCTGCAACATCCTTCAAAAGGTCATCAGGATGTGAAAACCAGCCAGCATCCAGATATTCCTGAAGCTCTTCGGCTTTCACGATTTCAAAGTCGTATCCAACGCCTTTCCATTTCTTCATGTCTCCATGACGAAAGATCATGTGTGTCATGCTTGTCTCCAGATAAAAAAGGGAGCCGAAGCTCCCTCTGGTTATCACGCGGTCTGGTTAGGCAGACCAACACCAATTGCCTCTGGTCGTACAGCACATGCTGAATACCACACAGCAATACGGCACTTACCAGACAGAGTGTTGATATCACCCTGCGTTGCGAAGATGCCGTTAACACCAATACCAGGAATGCTGAAGGAAGACGTTTTCATGCCAGCAAACAGTTCATGGGTTACCGGGATCGGCTGAGACAGAAGGCGGATTGAGTCATCAGCCCAGAACACGTTAGCGGTGGTTGTTGCCACGTTCAGAACGTTTACCGGAGTGGTATCAGCAAGAGAGGTGTTTACGTTAGCGTAAGCCTTCTCTTCTTTTGTCAGTGACGCGTCATCCAGTGCAATCGGTTTCGGCGTGATTTCGATGTGAGTACCATCGATCACACGGGTGATTGAGAAAGTAGCATCATCAGTCAGCACGTTCTTCGCCATCTGAGACAGGAATTTCACACCAGTGAAACTGATTTTGTCGCCGCGCTTAAATCCGGTGGTGGAGGATACGGTCACCGTTGCAACACGGTTGTCGACGTTCTCTTTGTTACCATCGGTATCAAGGGTGTATGCCTGCGGCTTAAACTTCTGCGCACCAGAAACAGTTACACCAGTAGCGGTTGACTTGGTAACTGCCGGAAGTTTCGGTGAGCGAAGAATTTCATCAAAGCCAGCAATCTGACGCTGAATAGTACCGTTGCGATACGCTTCTTCAGGAACGCGCCCGAAGATGTCACCATCTACCAGGTTGCGGCCTGCTTTACGGTAATCGTCAGGGTTCAGGAAGTAACTGATGCCCATATCGCGGTTTAGCTCACGGGAGAACATCAGGCGCTCTGCATCAGACACAAAATCCCAGCCAGACAGGCCAGTAGATGGACCAATTGCGCGGGTATCGTGAACAACAAGCGAGCCCATTTCAGTTGCCTGTTTGGCAATCGCTGACTCAATGTTATTCGCCAGTTTTTTGGCGGATGCTTGGATGCGGCGACGGTAAGAACGCTCATCACGCAGGTCATCTGCACGAAGCTCGAAGAAATCGTTATCCGGATCGCCCATGTTGCATTTCACGGAGAGTTCCAGAATCCCGGTTGCGTTGCCAGTTAAATCCCAGCCAGTCTGGGTTGGCGCTTCCTGCTCAACAGGCATCCACACGGTGTTGCTTGAACGCTGCATGGATTCTGCCGGAGGGGTGTATTTTGTCACTTTTGACGCCATTGGCGTCAGGTTCTGGACGGTTTCGATGATTTCATCCAGAGCATACGTGACCAGTTGACCTTCATTTAATGCCATTATCGAATTCCTTTATTCAGTTGCGCCTTGAGCTTGCGGTATGTCTCTACATCCCCTTTGTTTGCTGCCGCTTCCATCTGCCTTTCAATCGCAGAGATATTTGCAGCAACAGCGTGTCCATGAATGGGTTCATCAGGTAACGGGGCTTCTGAAACAGGCTTGGCTCGAGGCTTGAGAGTTAAACGTTCTGACAGTCGAGTGAGTTCAATCAGCGCGGATTGCCCGTTCATCGCCAGCAACTGGCGTGTTTTCTCAGGATTAGCACCAAGGTGATACATGAGAGCGGCGGATTTCTCCGGGAAGAGGCGCATGATGTCGGCACCGACTGCTGGCGGCACCAGTTGCATGAATGCATCCTCTTTCTCCTGATAGTCAGGGATATTGAGCTTTTCCGCTGCGTCGTAGTGCTTACGGGCTGCCTCGACGTATTGCGCTGATTGCTGGGTGAACTCCTGAGTTTTGCGACCCTGCTCGGCGACAGCCTGGCTTCGTGCGTCCATAGCCTTGATCTGCCATTCACTGTTTGCCTGCTGGAAGGCGGCCAGTGCGCGGCTCTGGTCATAGTCGTACTTAGCCAGTGCATCTTCGGAAAGATAATCGTTAGGGTCTGGTTGTTTTGGTAACTCAGGGTTCACCCGCAGGTGCTCCGGCAATTCTCCACGCTTAACCGCTTCCATCTGCTGCTCAAGCTCACGCTGGCGTTTGCGTTCGATGCGGCGACGGGCAAATTCAGCATTAGTTGCCGGGTCTTGTTTTGGTTTCTCATCGTCTTTCAGGACAATCTCGAAGCCTTCTTCCTGACCTGCGCTGTCGTTGGCATTATCGACAACTAAGCCATCAGCAGATGCCGCTGCATGATTGCCGGGCAGGGTTAATTCTTCAGAAGCCTGAATGTCGGTGGTTTGGTCCATGATTAACTCTCTCTTATTGAGGTGTCTCGGCTACTCCGCCGGAGGGGATTTGAACTTGACGCATAAGATTCGCGAAATCCATGCGTTGTGAATGAGTCTGGTCTGCATCTTTAAGAAGCAGCTCAGCGTTAGCACGAGCATCTTTGCTGCGCTGTTGCTGGAATTGACCTACGAGCTTGAGGTACTCACGCAGTTCTGCCTGCTTGTCGAGGTCCATATTGTTGAAGATTTCCGCAATCTTCGCGGCGTTGAGTTGGTTTTGGGCTTCAACCTTGGCGGCTTCAACCTGAATCTGCGCCTGTTGGTTCTCTGCCTTGAGCAATTCAGCCTGACCTTGCAGAAGGATACCCTGCGCCTGAATTTGCTCTGCTGATGGCTGCTGCGGCTGCTGTTGAGCCTGCTGTACCATCTCCATCTCTTCAGGTGTTTCTGGTTTCTTCAGCCCCATCATCACCAGTTGCTTGTTCGCGTACTCTCGCATCATCTCGACGCCTTTACCATCAAGCAGCGTGAAGTATTGCAGCATCAGCATCTGGAACTCTGGAGTACCTTGTGGAACCTTGGTGAGTAACTCCTGAATCTCTGCGCGGTTCTGTTCCTTCATACTCTGGAAGGATGGTCCAACGTCCGTATAGCACTCATAGCGACCGCGAATGTCGTTGAGTGTGACCACATTGCCGGACTGGTAATCGACAACTTGCGCATAGAGTTGAACGTCTTTCTCGCTTCCATCTTCAAGTGTCAGCGTTACATGTCACGAACGGTGCAATAGCTGTCTCTTATACACATCT